TTTAAGAGCTTTGACCTATGAATCCAAATAATATTGAACTTACAAACTTGAATAAATGCTTTGAATATGAAAAGGTTGCTCGTGACATAGATAGTATAAGCGATATTGATGAATTAAAAAATCTCGCTAAATCGTTTGCAAAGTTATATCTAAAGCAAGAAGAAGTTTTATCTGAACTCAAATGGCACAACCCAGCACACGACAAGAATTAATTGATTACTGTAAGAGAAAACTGGGATATCCAGTTTTAGAAATCAACGTTGCTGATGAGCAAATTGAAGATCTTGTTGATGATGCGGTTCAATATTTTCAAGAACGTCATTTTGATGGCGTCTATCAGACATACATGAAGTATAAAATTACTCAGGATGACATTGATAGGGGCAGAGCTAGAAGTGGTGGTGTAGGAATAACAACTACAACTGTATCCGAAAATTTAGGAAATAGCACATCATTTCAATTTGAAGAAAATGGAAATTATCTCCCCGTCCATCCTTCAGTAATTGGGGTTAACAAAATATTTAAATTTGATGGATCAAATACCATCACCCACAATATGTTTAGTATTAAATATCAACTCTTTTTGAATGATATTTACTATTGGGGTTCTACTGAACTTTTAACTTATGCAATGGTAAAAACATATCTTGAAGATATTGATTTCTTACTGAATACCGATAAGCAAATTAGATTTAACAAAAGACAAGATAGACTTTACTTAGACATTGATTGGAGTAGTGTCAGCGTCGGACAATATTTAATTGTTGATTGTTATCGATTACTAGATCCAAATGATTATTCAAGAGTTTGGAATGATTCGTTCTTGAAACCATATTTGACATCTCTTATCAAAAAACAATGGGGTCAAAATATGATGAAATTTACTGGTGTTAAACTTCCTGGTGGTGTTGAATTGAACGGAAGACAAATGTATGACGATGCACAAAAAGAAATAGATGCGATCATGGAGAAAATGTCCAATACTTATGAATTACCACCATTAGACATGATAGGATAAAAATATGGCATTAAATCCTTTCTTTCTCCAAGGATCTAAAACAGAGCAATCGTTAATTCAAGATTTGATTAACGAACAAATTCGCATGTATGGAGTTGAGATTTATTATATTCCAAGAAAATTTATTACAAAAAAGACTGTTATACGTGAAGTTATTGAATCAACTTTTAATAACACATATCCCATCGAAGCATATGTAAACACTTATGATGGATATGAAGGACAAGGAACTATACTTTCAAAATTTGGTATTCAAGCATTAACAGATTTGACTATTACAATTTCAAGAGAAAGATTTGAAACTTATATTACACCTTTAGCTGAGGGATTGTCAAATATTGAACTCATAAGTAGACCAAAAGAAGGAGATTTGATTTTCTTTCCACTTGGAGATAGATTATTTGAAATCAAGTTTGTAGAGCATGAACAACCTTTTTATCAATTACAAAAAACCTATACATATGAGTTAAAGTGCGAACTCTTTAGATATGAAGATGAAGAAGTTAATACTGGAGTTGATGTTATCGATGATTCTATTATTAGTAAAGGTGGATACGTACAAACTTTAACGTTAGTTGGAGTTGGAACAACAGCAACAGCCGTTACTGGAATATTAAATGGTGCAGTTCGTTTAATAACTGTAACAAATCGAGGATATGGATATACTTCACTTCCACAGGTTGCAATTTCATCTTCTCCAACTGGAGGACTAACCGCTGTTGGAATTGCAACAATTATTGATAGTATTGTTGATTGTAATGGTACTACTTCAAACAAAATTCAGGGTGTTGAACTTATAAATCCTGGTTTTGGATATACTGTTGCACCAGGAGTTGTATTTGTAGGTGGAGGAGGAGCAGGTGCAGCTGCAACTGCAACAATTGGTAATGGTGTAGTTGGAGTTATCACGGTAACAAATGGTGGTGGTGGTTATGCAACACCTCCAATTGTAACTATTCCTGCTGCGCCTGGAGGAGGAATTAATGCTACTGCAAGAGCGTATATTAGTTCAGCAGGAATCGTAACATCTATTAGAATTATAAATGCAGGAGCAGGATATACCACTGTACCAACTATTACTATACAAACACCAACTTCTACTGGAATAGGAACATTTATTCATAATGAAACTGTTACAGGTAGTATTAGTGGAACAACAGCACTTGTAAGATCTTGGAATTCTCTAACTTATGAACTTGATGTTTATAAAATTGATGGTGATTTTATAAATGGAGATGTTGTAACAGGAGCTGCATCCTCAGCATCTTATAAAGTAAGAGCATATTCAGTAGATGATATTCGGAATAAATATGCAGATAATGATACTATTGAGTCGGAGGCAGATGCAATATTAGATTTTTCTGAGAAAAATCCTTTCGGAACACCATAGATAGATTATCTTTTTGTTAAATAGTTATATACGGAATTGCTAACATGTTTGAATATTTTTATCACGAAATTTTGAGGAGTACCATTGTAGCTTTCGGAACTCTTTTTAACAATATTAAAATTAAACACACAGATGATTCAAATAACACAACAAGTGTTATTGAAGTCCCTTTGGCCTATGGTCCAACTCAAAAGTTTTTGGCACGTCTTGAGCAAGTTCCCAATCTGAATAAACCAATTCAAATTTCATTACCAAGAATGTCATTTGAATTTACTGGATTAACTTATGATCCTTCAAGAAAAGTCACTACAACACAAACATTTCTTGCTGGTCTGGCATCGGATAAGACTCAACCAAGAAGAACATTTATGCCAGTACCTTATAATATGAATTTTGAGTTAGCAATATACACAAAATTAAATGATGATATGCTTCAGATTATTGAACAAATTTTACCTTATTTTCAGCCAGCGTATAGTTTATCTGTTGACTTAGTGCAAACTATTGGAGAAAAAAGAGATATTCCTGTTATTTTTGAAGGTATCTCAATGCAAGATGATTATGAGGGGAATTTTGAAACGAGAAGATCTTTAATTTATACTCTTAGATTTACTGCAAAAACATATCTCTTTGGTCCAGTTACAGATGTATCCAAAGATATTATCAAAAAAGTTACTATTGGTTATATTGGTGGAGATCAAACATCAAGTCCAACAAGAGATCTTTCTTATGTTGCAGAACCCCGTGCTACCAAAAATTATACTGGAACAGTAACCACAACTCTTGTGGGCGATATTGATGCTCTAGACACAACAATTTTTATTGAAGTTGCAGATGCATCAAACATTTCAGCACAAACATACATTGTTCTCGACAACGAAGAAATGTATGTTGAATCTAAAACTGGAAATACACTTAAGGTAAAACGAGGTTCTGATAATAGTATCATTGCTCCTCATGTTGGAGGAACTTCTGTTAAGAAGATAACGGCCGCGGATGATGCTTTGATTAATATTGGTGATGATTTTGGATTTAGTGGATCATGAAGATGACAAAAAAATTTGACAAACTGAATGAAACGTTTGATGTTTCTGGAGATATTGTCGCAACAGATACTGAAGTAGTTGAATCTAAAATCGATGGTATAGCATCTTCTGTAGAAGATATTCGTAAAGATTATGAATACACTAGAGGAAATTTATATTCAATTATCGAGAAAGGGCAAGAAGCAATTAACGGTATTCTTGAGTTGGCAGCAGAAAGTGAAATGCCCAGAGCATATGAAGTTGCTGGACAATTAATTAAAAATGTTTCCGATGCTACTGATAAGTTGATGGATCTTCAAAAGAAATTAAAAGATATTGAAGAAACAAAACAAGTTCGTGGTCCAACAAATGTTACAAATGCATTGTTTGTTGGTTCTACAGCGGAACTTTCTAAACTTTTAAAGGATGGATTGAATCCGCAAGATAAATAACTAAAAAAGTCCTATGGCAGTACCAGCAGTAAATGTAGTAATTGAAAAAGGTGCAGATTATTTTGCAACCTTTACGATTACAAACCCAGACGGAACTCCATATAATTTAACAAATAGTAGTGCATTGTCAACTTTAAAAAAATTTCCAGATGCAACATCTGGAATTACGACATTCACATCT